GTTACAATGAATCCTCTAAATCAGCTATTGTCACATGGGTGTTCTGCTATTTCCTCAGCTTTACATAGAGATGTTGCTTACACCCAGATTTCTGATGAGTGTTTTGATTCTCATTTCACTCAGATTTCCACCGAATACTTTCTTACTACTTCCGTTAGGAAATTGTTTGAAGCGTACATGGTGACGATGTTTCTTAAGAAGCATATGAGTTATGTCTTCGAGGACTTTATAGGATCCGAGATGGGTCCGTATGTCCAGACCAGATGGCGGATCGTTTTTGATCTGGACGAGGTCGAAGAAGAATATGTCTACAAACCCGACTTCTATCATTACGATGTTTATGATTACGAATTGGGTGTGGATATACCTGCATCGATAATGGACGATATTCCATTCTGTGAAGATGCAGAAGCAGTGACGTGTCGCAATTGTGGTAGTTTCGATGAGATAGAAACGGTGTACCAAGCAGCGACGTCTTCTGACGAGTCATGTGCCAACGTTTGTGATGTTGATGCCCCTCACGATACCATCAAGTGGTCTGACGAACCCGATTTGACGGTAGATGACCCATCGAAGTTGCACGATTTGGACGATGAAGTTCCGCAGTTGCAATTAGAGACTGTTGGTCGGGTAGTGCGGTCCGTGGAGCCTTTGGTCCCGGACATTAACTCGTTCGAGACGAATCAGTTGCACTTAGTGAAGGAAGTGGTATTGGACAGATTTGAGTCCATACTTGAATGTCACGAAAAGGTATTGGCTAGAAACGATTGGAAGTCTCTAGCTATGTATGTACCGACTGGTGAGATTCCATCAGTTAGTGACATATTGGAAATTCCGGTGAAACACACGCAACCGGAGTTCATTCAAATGGCAATAGATGAGATGTTGCCAGGAGTTTCCGATCTTGATGACAGGTTTTTCCAAGAAATAGTTGAAACGTCTGACATTAATCTGGAGATAGACAGAGCATCTATCGATATGTCAGTGTTCAACGACTGGACTCCGAAGTCGGGTAGACTGAATGGACTGTTCCAAACAGGTAATATCTCGAAAAGAGTACCGACTTTCCGCGAAGCGTCTCTCGCTATTAAGAAGCGGAATTTGAATGTCCCTGATTTGCAGCAAGTTTTGCATGAGGACGATGAAGCTAGATTTATAGCTAATAAGTTCATAAACACCGTTATCGATCCGAATAAATTGGCTCAGTTTCCAGGATACATATCCGAAGGTGAAATGGGTTATTTCAATAAGTATCTATCAGGGAAAGCTGTACCCGATGATGCTTTTGTGGATCCATGTGCGTTGGTCTCGATGGACAAGTATCGACATATGATTAAGACACAACTTAAACCTGTCGAAGATACGTCTCAATTGTTCGAGAGACCTTTAGCGGCAACTATTACTTATCATGACAAAGGAAAGGTTATGTCAACATCACCGATATTCCTGATGATGTGTAATCGTTTGCTGCTGTGTTTGAACGATAAGATTTCCATTCCTTCGGGAAAACATCATCAGTTGTTCTCGTTGGATCCCTTTGCGTTTGAAATGACGAAAGAGTTTAAAGAGATTGATTTTTCGAAATTCGATAAGTCTCAGCAAAGGTTACATCACCTGATTCAATTTCACATTTTCACCGCTTTAGGTGCTCCGAAAGATTTCCTCGATATGTGGTTTGGATCACACGAGATATCGCACATCCGTGATGGACCTTGTGGTATCGGATTTAGTGTGAATTACCAGAGGCGTACAGGAGATGCATGCACGTATTTGGGTAATACTATTATTACTTTGTCTGCCCTGGCGTACATGTATGACTTGCTGGATCCGAACGTGACGTTTGTCATAGCTTCAGGAGACGATAGTCTTATAGGTTCAATTAAACCTCTGGACCGATCTGAAGAGTTTAAATTTGTCACGTTGTTCAATTTTGAAGCGAAATTTCCACATAACCAACCTTTTGTGTGCAGTAAATTTTTATGTTTACTGCCTACTGTGGGTGGGGGAAAGAAGGTTCTGGCAGTTCCGAATGCTTTAAAGTTGAATATAAAACTAGGTGTTAAGGATCTGGCACCATGTGTTTTTGATGCTTGGTATAAATCCTGGTTGGATTTAATTTGGTACTTCGACAATTACCTGGTTGTGTCGACTATGAAAGACTATATCAGCCATAGGTATTTAAGAAGACAGACATGTTACCAAGAAGGTGCGATGTTGGCTTATAGGACGATATTCTCGAGTAAAGAGAAATGTTTGAAGTCCTTGTTTGGTATCACTTCCAAAGATCTGGAAGCGATGTTGCCCATGAGTAAGAATGGGAAAGGCTCTAATAGAGCCGAGTGTTCAAAGAATAACAAAACATCTAGACCTCCGAAGAGTGCTAGATGTAGGAATTCTGCGAACTAGAACGAGTTGAACGCGTTCGAATTTCCTCGAATAGAGAAGAATCGTACCACCGTGTGGGTTTGCGATTAGTTCCTAGAGAGTTGCTTCCG